ACGCCGCGAAGCGGCCAAAGCGCGAAGCGCTTCTTAGGGGCTCCTAGAACGTCCTGATCGCTACGATTCTTGAAAGGTTAGGTTAAAAGTTAGGTTAGGTAGGTAATAAAAAAATTAATATACACACCTTGACAAGCCCATGCTTCTTTTTCAACCATAAGATATTTCGTCAGACTGCTTTTTCCTTTTCCTCCTTCGAGATCGACGACGAACAAGATATCCCTTTCACCTTGTTTTTCAAGGGATTCAACGACCTCTTTCTGCCATTCACGCAATTCAGTAATTGCCACCTTCGGTAGTTGTCGGCTATAATCGGCATTGATTTGTTTAAGCTGATTGTAGTATCGTACTGTAAGTTCTGCACTGATCTTGAAAGCTTCGTCCATGCTAATCTTTGCTGCATCAACGAGTCGTTCATAAATGCCTTCTGCCGACTCCGAGGGACTGCCGAACTCATAGTATATTCCGTCCTTTGTGCAATAGGTCTGATTTTGGAGATCACTACCCCTTGCACTTTCGAAGTGAGCCTTTTTCCCGAAAGGCAGTTCTGTTTTCCAGAATTTGATGCCTCCTTTTTGAGGATCCATGTCCAAGTTGATGTACCCTTGTAAGTGAGGAGTTCCTTGTTCGCCGATTTCTTCTCCACAGACTGCATATCTGACTTTGCTATTCTTCTCAACGTACTCAACGAAAGCGGTGCAGTCTTTGTCCTCATAATTGTTAACTGTAAAGCAAACTCTGTTAGATCTTATTCTTGACATTACTGGTTGAGAGTTAGTGCTATTGTAATTTTAAAATGCCAATGCCACTTTTCTTTTATACCTCCAACGCGGATCCGCGCAACCGGCTGGGTATCAGTATTACCCCAGCCGGTCCTATATAAAGCGCACGCTTTTCACCTGTCTCAATCAGTATGTCTCGTACCGTTGCCCTGTACGCACCCTCTCGCACTAGAGCAGGTACAGTGTTTGGTTTGCTTAACCCCCGTAACATTCAGCGCGCCGTTAATGCAGGTCAACAAGCTGCTAATCTCGCGCGCAATATTTATCAAGGAATTTCTAGTACACTCCGCTCCCCTCGTATTTCAGCAGGTTCGATCAGGAATAATCAAGACATGCCGCGTTCTTCGAGGAATTCTAATCGTAGGTCTTTTCGTTCTGCGCGCCCTCGCGTGCGTAGGCGCAGGTTCAGACGAAACAGACGCTCCCTCGTCAAAAACCCCCTCCTCCGAAAAATCAAACAAAAATCTCGAGGAATTCGAAAATTGATGTCCCTCGCTAAAGGCGATAACCCTATGTATATCTATGATTACGTTCAAGTTGGAACTATTGCTGGATCTTATTCTCAAGCTAACCGAATTAGAGTTAATGCTAAGCTTACCGAATTTAAGCAAATTAATGGTTACATGAGCACAGGTCAAACTCAAGTTGAATTTTCTCCTTATTATCGCGAATTCAAACCTCTTAAAATCTGGATTAAAGTCATCCCCAAACGAGCCCATCAAATGGTCAACGGAAACGTTGATAAAGTACCCGAGGTAGTCGATAAACAAATCCCTTATCTTACTATGTGGCCCCTACAACATTCCCGAGAAGACACAGGCGATACCGTGCAAACCGCTCTTCCCACTTATAATATCAAACGTGCCCAAGGAGTTAAATATGTTTCATTTAACAAGAAGACCGGAACCATCATGCGTCATGCCCCATTTTTTGAAGTTACTAACACCATTAATTCTGATGGTGCTTCTGTGGCTACCTATACCCCCCTCGTTAATGTACCTTGGCTTGAAGCTGGTACTTTCAACAAAATCGCTGTTGGATCATGTGACATTCAGCTACCCCAGTTCTATTCCGCCGATGCCGCCGCTGAAAAGCGGGAAACTCCCAAATACGAAGTTGAAGTTCATATTATTGGAAAATATAGACTAAGATCAAACAATATTATGGAGTATTAATTTATTTCGTTAAATATATTTTACATTATAACGATCACTGCTTAATTTATTTCTTGGTGGTTCTTGATTCATAAAAATGACAACTTTGGGAGGGTCAAAACACGTTAGTCTTCCTTGGTATTTTACTGTAGTAAACCATCCATTTTTGATATTTTCAATGAAATTCCATGGTATCCATTCGGGGGAGTTACATCTCGCAAAGTCGAACACTGCAAATTTAGCCTTTGTATCGTAAGCAGTCATTAGGTCACGAGTTTGTCCACCTGAAAAAGGAAAAACAAAATTAATTCGGTCCCGTGGTAGTACAACAAAACGCACGCCGCGAAGCGGCCAAAGCGCGAAGCGCTTCTTAGGGGCTCCTAGAACGTCCTGATCGCTACGATTCTTGAAAGGTTAGGTTAAAAGTTAGGTTAGGTAGGTAATAAAAAAATTAATAT